GTTATCAGAGCTGCCACTTCCACTTATGCCAAATAGACCAGTACCTAGCTTATTAACCGCTTGAGAAACACCGAGTAATCCCTGAACAGAATCAGAGAAACCCTTCTCAGTCACTACTGTATTATCTTTCACAGCAAACGTCTGAACGTCGCCTGTGTCTTCTACAGCAATACGAGTGTCTACCTGAGCTTCCTGCAAAGATATCGAACCGTCTGTCTTATCTAAGGATCCACTACTGGATCTAACTCCTGCAGGAGTGCCGATAGATATCTGCTTTACCGATTCATTAATCTGAGTCAACTTATCATGCGTTATTTTATCAGCATCAGGTATAACAGGTGCACTACCTGGTTTCTTTTCAGCATCACCAAACAACATCTCTTTGATGTTGGAGAAGACGTCGCCTATAAATCCAAACGCACCATCAAATAGTGTAAACCCACCTGTCTCTTCCTTCATCTTCCCGGCTTCCACAGGTTTCTTCTTTACATTAAAGATGCTACCTATAGCACCGCCTATGTTTCCAAATACTTGCGATTGAGATGCCATGGTCTTAGAGAGCAGTGTATCAATTATGGACTTGCTCATAAACTCTTTAGCGAAAGCTGCCACGGAGGTTTGTATGATAGAATCAGCGAAAAATCCAACTGAAGTCCTTACAACTGAGTTTACACCTTCGAAGAAATTTCGATTACCTCTAAACGCCTCAGACGCTGATGCAACTAATTGCGATTGGAAAGAAGTTGCAAACTGTTGACCGATTGCTCTGTTTTCAGGAGATGTACCTGGAGCGAACTTAAGATTCATTAGAGTAGAATTGACCATTGTGGTAACGATATTAGTCAATTCATTCTCAGCCTGTTTCACTAAATCATTACGCCTGCTTCTGGTCCAGTTACTGATATTAGGCTCTGCAGCGGAAGCCTGAAGCTTACCTCGCTTATTAAGCAAATCTATAAGCTGTGTAAATTTAGCTGGATCGGAGTCTTTAATAGATAACTCAGTGAAGTCGGCAAGCGTCTTCTGAAAGCCTTTATCTTGTATCCCGCCTAACTCATCTTTGACACGCTCTACAAAGGTCTTTCCACCAGAATCCATGAGCTTATCGAATGAGCCTCTAGTATCCTCTTGAGTCTCCAGTTTAGGGAGAGGCTGTCCATTCAACGCAGACTCTATTCTATTACGCTCCTCCTTGACGCGATATTCTGCTCTACGTCTACCGCCAGCTTCATTTAACGCATCTCTAGCCTTCTCGAAAGCTTCCTTAGCTACCTTAGAGGAATCTAAAGCATATGCTGCCTCAGCCTTCGCATACTTATTCAAAAGGTCACGAATGTGAAGATATTCGGATAATGACTGAGTAATAGCCTCCACTTCGGTCAAGCCCAGCTTTGTTAATGCTTCTACAGAGCTGGAGACTTTCAGATCATTCGCCTTATCGTTTAGTGCGTGGTTAACCGCTTCAACGCTTTCTTCAAAAGACATCTCCTTAAGCATAGTGGCGAATATATTATCGATCTTAGCTTCAGTCTTTCTAGCGAACATTGGCGCAAAGAGCTCTTTAATCCTCTCAACAGGTACTCCAAATTTCTTACCAATACTCTCCATCTCTTTCATTATTTTGGTGAAGAAACCGTCTTTTTCCTGTTGTACTTGCGCGATGGCATCGTCTGATTTTCTTACCGCAGCTTGAGCAGCTTCACTGACAGTCATACTAGGCTGGTAGTTTGCATAACCCTTGGAATTACCTAAGACAGCCTTAATATGGTCTCCCGTAGAAGTACCTTGGCCTTTATTATCACGCTTGTCCATATTCCATTTCGGACCACCATGGTATCTACCAATAGCACCGACCCAGCTACCTTCTTTTTCGAAGTTTTCTCTAAGATGCTTCGCAGCCATATCTAAACCTAACGCAGCGTCATGAATCTTGTCAGCTGATTGACCCATTCCCTTCCAGGTCTCTGGCATAAACTGACCAATACCCCTAGCACCATCTGGGCTTACGGCATTCGGATTGAAACCAGATTCTTGCTGAATCATACCCATAAAGATCTCCGGCGGAATACCATATTTCTTAGCACTCCAGTAGGCCATCGACTTGTGGTCAGTGCCTCCAGCAAAACCAACAGGGTTAATCCCACTATTTATAGCTGTAAGAAGCTCGCGATTACGCTTCGTAGCCTTCGCATTCACCACAAACTCACCATTAGACAAGTATGCAGGAATGCTATCAGAGACGGCAGAACCTGGACCGCGAATCATACCACCACTCGCGTAGCCTTCGACAGGATCGCTCATCATCTTGCGAATGATCTTCATCAGGAGCCCTACAAAGGCTGCTGGAATATCTTTAGTATTCAGAGAAGTTCTCTCGAAGAAGGCATCTATCAGACTACGTCTAGTTTCAGGATCTTCCGAAGCAGTATCCAATCCAGGTATAACAGGTACAGCAGGTGTACTAGCAACGAGAAAGTCAGCAAACAACTGAGCATTTTCCTTTATATCTAATGCCTCTAGCCTATTAGCATGCCTACTTGAAGACGCAGCTAGCGTACCATCCGCATTGTACACATTACCTTTACCATTGTACAATCCAGACTTAAACATTTCCGTCAGAGAGCCAGCGTTCTTATAATGCATTTTTTGAAATGCAGCGGCTATATAGCCTCTCTCAGGATCACTAGCAGATGTTGGACTATAATTCCAAATATCACCCTCCGCGCTCTTAATTCTGTATAACGCCATTCCTAAATCTAATGCATCCGCAATAGGTCTAAGCCTCTCAACATCGAAATCTTTGAAATAAGAGGTCTTCTTATCGTCTCCAATTAGAAAGGAAGGGTCTATATTAGAAATCCTACCAGCCACATTTTTATCAAGACGTAAGCTATCTGCGCCTCTGTAATTATTACCAGAAATACCACCATGCTCTATTTCGCCAGCGCCTGATAGTATCACGGATATTGCTTCAAGAGTCTTCTTTCTATTTTTCTGAGTCTCATTTAGCTTAGTCATGTCAGACAGACGTATATACTCATTCCAGAACTTACCATTGGCAAAGTATGTACCCTTACCCCTACCAGAGCGATGTAGAGACTGATCCACACCATATGAAGAGTGGGATTCTACTAAGGCGTTCTTAAGCAGGTATAAGGCATCTGTATCTGAAATCGTTAAGCCTTTTGTTCTGGCTTCGCTTATGACATTAGCTAGATTGTTAATGTCAAAACTAACTCTCTCAGGTGCATAATTCTTCTCTACGTAACCGGCATTCTGCAGATAAGTAGCGTTCATAAGGCCACCCTCTGAGAAACGAGGGATATTACCACTGTTTATACTCTCTAGTATGGCTCGATTTCTGGCAGTAGCTTGAGCATTTACTACGAACTCGCCATTAGACAGATAGGCAGGAATACTGTCAGAAGTACCTGTGCCTGGACCTCTCACCTGACCGCCGGTTGCCATCGGTACGCCGTCCACTAAGGACGGTGCAGTAGGTGTCGGCGGGGCTATTGGTATTTGCGGCGAAGGCTTTACGGATCCCTCCACAAACGCTTTATATAATGCGTAAGCTATGAGACCGCCTATCGCTGCTGCAACTGCAACCTTAGCACCTACTACAGCAGCTGCTACCACTGCCGTAGCAGTGAATACGCCACCAAGTGAAGTAGCTACCTGTCTCATCATATTACCGATCGAGGTCATTAGGCTAGACTTAAGTACAGCATTGACCTCATTCCACAAGTAAGGAATGCCCCAAGCCAAATCTTTAAATAGTTGAACGAATTGCGCTGAAAAAGAGCCCATACCACTGGTAATTTGGGTCTTGAACAACATCAAGGAAGCCAGTAATCCACCAGCAATACCGCCGCCTGCAACAATAGCCTCACCCTTTGTAACGGGAACGCCAGGTACAAGATTTTCGCCAGCGCCAACAGCCTCTTGGAGCTTCTTACGTGAAGGGTCTAACGTCTTAATTAATTCATCTATCTTATCACCTACATTCTTCCATAACTCTTTAAGCTTGGTATATAAGTTTTCCACCACTACTTTAATACCATCCCAGTTCTTTATAGCTAATACGATAGCTGCGATAGCTATCATAGCAGCTCCTAATGGGCTAAGTACTATAGCTGCAAGTGCAGGCAGCACCGAAGCTGTAATAATCCGCATTATACTAGGAAACACAGTAGCTGAAATAAATGTAGTAATTTGTGTAGCAACACCAGCTAAGAGACCACCTACTAGAATGGTTATCTGAGCCATTACAGCTGCAACGAATGCACCAAGGCCTTGACCTATCAGCATCGCAGAGATCTGCACTCCGAATTTATCCCATTCGGAAGCATTAGTCATACCTTTTACAATCTCTATACCAATTTGGTAACCTGCGAAGCCACCTACGATGGAACCTGAAGTGGCAAACATAGTCTTCACGCCATTTTTGAAGGCGTCTGAGGAATCTCTAATGTTCTGTCTTAGAGCGGTAACCTCTGTATTTAGGCTATCACGTATTCTAGTTGTATTAGCTAGCTGAGCGCCGATAGCTGTTCGTTGGGCAGCTGTATATCTGCTGATATCTGCAAGTTGAGCCTGTATCTCCGCATTCCTTGCTCTATTACTGGTGATACCAATTTGAGCACTAGGATTTGCGCCAAGCTGTGCTGTGAGCCTGGTAATAGAGCGTTGGTTCTCTTGTAATTCTTTAAACAAGGCCTTTTCAGCGCCTGGCGCTACTCTAGTCAATCGGTCTACGTCGGCATTACTGGTGCCTAATTTCTTTTCAAGTGTGCCTAGCAAACCACGGTTAACAGTGGTACCTGCGAAGTTCTGAGGAAATGCAATTATATTCTTAGCCAGATCCAATAGAACTTTTCTGCCACTCTCAAACATTATAGCAAGTTTGCCGAATGTGAGGATAACACCAAACGGTCCACTGTTACCAAATATCTTCTCGCCGAATAGAGCCTTAACACCGATATCTAGCCAATCACGTAGTCTATTAACCCAAGTCTTACCAAAATCTTCTATGACAGCTTTATCCATTATCTTAGACATATAGACTAATAATGCAGTCGAGTATATGCCAAAGGTTAACATCGGCAGCTTATCACCGAATATAGGGACAAAAGCTTTCGCCATTTTGTCTAAGGCTAGTCCAACTATAGTTGATAGACCTAGGAATACCGGCATCTGCAAATTGAAAGGTAAAGCATTAAATTGGTCGTGTCCAGGTACTCTAACTGGATCTTGACGCTTTGGTCCCTTAGCAATAAAGCCTTCATTATCACTTTGACGAAATTGTCCATCCTTCCACGGATATACGTATCTAACCTTATCTCGTATGCCAAGAAATTGCTTTAGGTTATGTACTAAGAGACTATTTGAAGTATTCCACCATTTAACTAAGTCAGCTGTAAATTTAGTGAAGTGTTTACCGAGGTCAGTAGTTAGGAACCACGCGAAAGCTTTTGCAAGTGAGCTTTGTATATAGGAGTAAGCCTTCAGTAACAGTGCAAAAACTGCACCCAATGTAGCAGCTATCAGTTTCAGTGTAGTCTCAACGATGTTACCAGAGAAGTCAACTACTTGATCTGGTGGTGGCGTGCGATATAATTGTACGTTTCTAAGACCACTATTTACACCTTGCATACCAAAACCACGGCGACCAGTATCCATATCAGACATTCGACGACCTGGTGTACTAATTCTTTCGTAATCATCACCACTCATACGACGCTTAACGTCTGCTATAAAGGATTTAAATGCCTTCACAGTCTTATCAAAACCAGAGCGTAAGTTATCACCTATGTTGTCAAAGAAGCCGGAGAACCATTCTCCAACTGTGCCTAATGCACCTTTTACGGACGCGAAGGTTTCTTTTATATTAGCACCCCACTTCGCTACCTTTTCTTCGGAAGGGAGTATTCCATCAATCTTGAGACCTTTGAAAATATCTCTAACGTTAATAGAGGATACATAAGCTTTAAAACTAGCGGCCATCCCTTTTACAGCATCTGGTATGCCACGAATAAACTCTACAATATCAGTAAGCAGCATTACTGTATCAATATACAGTGTGGTCAGGAAAAACTTAAGGTTCCCAGCAAATTTCGCTATAGAAATTGCAGCACTGTTAATCGTAGCCGCGAGGCCACCTTCAGAACCGAATAGAATATCACCAAATGCCTTAGCCAGCAAAATACCAGCATTTTGCATATTGGTAGTAGCCTGACTGAAGGTCACATTCATCTTCTTGAAGTTTGCATCAATAGCTGCTGTCTGGCTAAGAATCGCCTTGAATACATCGATAGTATTCAGTTTGCCGTCCTCGCCCATCTTCTTCAATTCACCACGACTTCTACCTAAACCATCTGCAATAGCTTGTGCCAATGCGGGTGCACTCTCAAGCACTGCCCGGAGTTCTTCACCAGCTAACACACCTGACGCAAGGCCTTGGCCTAATTGCAGAATAGCGCTTCGAGCTTCCGCTGATGTGGCACCAGATATTGCAATAGACTTAGCGATGTTCTGTGTAACGCGAGCTACCTCAGCTTGTGAAGCGCCGAGGTCTTTGCTAGATGCTGCCATTTTAGAAAACAAGGTAGCAACGTCAGCAATAGGTGTTCTGGTGTTAAGTGCAATCGTTCTAACATCTTTGAATGCATTGGCGAAAGTAATAGCCTCGGAGGTTACAATCTTTAGCTTACTGTCTATATTCGTAATAACGTCAGATAATGTAGCTAGACCAGCTGCACCACCTGCAACAGCTATTACTTTTACAAGATTGTTTGTAAATGTAGATGTTACACTAGCAGCCTTCTCAGTTGACGAGGAAATATCTGATACGGATTTAGAGTATGACGCCAATTGTCCTGATACAGAAGCTAAGTTAGCTGTACTAAGATTTATAGACTGTTTACCACTTTGCTTTACTTTATCAAGCTCTTTGTTTAAGGTACGAACATCTGCAGTTGCACCTCTGGCATTTAAATCTACCTTTATGCCTTTGGAATTTTCCTTGATCTTTCGTGTCGCTGCCTCTATCTCATCGACCTTCTTCTTACTATCAGCTGTACTGATTTTAAGCTTGAGATCTTTATCTTGAGATAATGATGCTATCTTGGCACGCAGCTTATCTACTGTCGTGTTTGCCTGTCGGGGATCGACTACGACATCTAATGCGATAGCCATTTTGTTTCCTTTATGTGAAAAAAATACCCCGAAAAAGAAATCGGGGTATTTTACCTTGTTATTTTACCTACTGGTTTTCCATACTTTAGTGCAGTTTTCTCGATGAAAAAAGCTGGAGCTTGTTGCGAGCTTCCCTCATTTAATCTATCTATATACTCCACATCATTAGTCACGGTAAAACCTAACGATGTCTTTCTAGACTTCCAACTGGACTGTGCTAAACCAGTATCAACAGGCGTAGCAATACGGAGATCAGTAGTAAGCGCAATAACAGTTACTTCACCTTCTTTATCTGAACTATCTTTTATCTTAGTTTTTAGCTTAGACATTTCGTAGTCCAGGTTTCTTATTTTAATCATTAAGATTCTCCAACTAATTTTAACAGGTTATCACCACCTTTAGCTCCTAATAACCTCTTAAACATTTCAGAATTCTTAAGATTCGTGGAATCCTTTGCATCTGCACCATGCAGAGCAGCCAGTGAGGGGAAGATCTTATTTCGATTTATCTTTGCGCCAGATGCTTCCATAATCAGAGACGTGCGTAAGTCCTCACGCCATCCGACAGGTCTCCTTTCGAAGTAATTGATCCAACCTCTCAATTCGAAGTATTCCATTTCGGATAACTCCTTTATCGAGATTCGCAATAGATAAGCTAATTCGAATAATTCTATCTCATCACTGTCTAGTACTACTTTCCCTCTTTAAGAAGACCTGAATGCTTCATAATTTCATTTGAGAGTTTATTCAGATCATCTAGGGGTAGTTGCAGAATTTCGTCACGCTCTAACTCCGCAACTTCTGGGCAACCAAGAGTGATAATCGTCAGCATCATACTAAGATTATCCTGTTCGCTAGGCGTCTCGCCAAGTCTCTTAGATTCTGCCTGAATATCTAACACATGTGCCGCGCTCAGCTTCTTAATCTCTACTTGCTCGCCGGAGAAACTGATTTTCTTAAGTGACGAGTTCTTCAAAAAACGATTACTCATTTTCGTATCTTTCTCAATTGTTAACATGATTATTTAGCCTTGAAAGCTTCTTTGTGAATAAGTTGAAACTCATCTAGCTGCTTTCGCATGCCATGAAGAATTGTCAATGTACGGAAGACTTCAGACGATTTTACTTGATCACCATCGAACTCTGCAATACGTGCAGTCGTCTTTCTGATACTAATATCAATAAAACGACGCATATGTTTGGCAGTAATTCGAAGGACGTAGCCTTGAGTAAAAGGCTTATCTTTGTCGTTTTCGATATTATCCATTATTATCCTAAATGGGGCGGACGCATGACTGTCTTCCATAGGTAAGCCCTTGCGAGGCTACCGTCCGATACTTAGTGAGGGCACGGTGTTGCAATCTGTCGTTTAAGACTTAGCAGAATAGCTGCTAGTCCCCTCAAACATCAGCTATTAGGCCGTGGTGAAAGCGCCGTAGAAGTCAGACTGCACCGACAGAGTCAGGGTAGCGGTATTCGCATCCGTCAGCTGTGGGTTAACAAGCAGAGCTTCAATCTTACCAATCCAGAAGAATTGGGTATTAGGTACAGTCATCACCGACGCGCCAACGGAACCATCAGCACCGTCAGTATCAGTGTTAGCCAGCGTGAAGCGGAAGGCGTGACTCACGCCATCAGCAACAGCGTCGCCTAAAAGCGTACCAGCAGCCCAGTCAGCGGGAACGTAGTTAATCGTCAGCTCCAGGTTAGGGGCATCGGACTGACCTTGAACCTGCTGCGACTGAGCCTGACCGTACACAGGTACGTTAACAATATTCGGAGGAGTGCCGATAGACGGAAACTCACGAATGTTATCAATCAGTTTGAATTGAGTAGCACTCGCCGTGTTAGCCGCAGTGGTGAACTTGTCATCCCACGAACCGTACACAGTCGGCGAAGCCGGAAGAGCCACGTCGGTCGAAGCACTCGTACCGAAGTGAATTGCCAGCGTCGAATAAATACCAGCGCCAATAGAAGTAATATGTGCCATAAAGCTTAGACTCCAGAAGTGAAATAGTTAAAAGGTACTGAGTAGATGGCACGATACAGAGATGGATTATCTCTATCCGCACCACTAAGTACCAGGTTACTAGCACCTATCTGTGTTACACCACTGCCCGTAGACAAGTGTTCTCCCACAAGAAAGGTATCTAGTGTATCTGCTATCTGAGTGACCTTATTAGGCCCTTTACCAGCAGCTACAAATATATCTATATTTAGTATTCCGGAAACGGAGTTGATATTCACTCCTTTACCACCCGAAATGATGTGTATCCTAATGTAGTCGTCTGCAGCTTCTCCGACAAAATTAGATGGAAAAGTATTGATACCTTTTGCTGTCCATCTAGCTGTCTTGAAGATTGAAAAGACGTCTTTTTGTATATCGGCGTATTTACCCATTTAATTGGTCCTCGCCACATCTAATACCACAATATAACCGTTGTCTTTTACAGGCTGAATGACCTTCCAACTCTTACCTTCAAAGATAGCAGTATCATAGACTGTGAGATCTGAGACATCAGCTGTGATGACAATGATTTCAGCCTTTAAAGTATTGGCTTCACTCGTTTGTATCTCGCGTTTATCTCTTTTCTTTTCAATCACAACACCTTTTATTACAGTAGACACAACCTCTGTCTGCTCTGCACTAGCTGTCCTAAAGTTAAAGCTAGAAGAATCACTCTGCTGCAATGTAATATCAATAGCT